GGAAAGCATATTTTCTTTCTGTCCTAATGAACCGAATTGAAGGCACTTTTGTCTTCGTTGATGTTGAAATCGCTGCTGATCGAGTTGAATCTATTGATCCGACAGATATTTCTTTCACTTATTTCAATAATCTTTTAAAGCAAATGATTGAGAAGATTATTCTTGAAGGTAATAATCGTCTCAAGTTCTTTGAATCATTGCTTAACGATGAATATACCATCCCCTCTGGATCTTATTACTATCTCCCCGATCCTCACTCTACTTCCCTCTCACAATTTGTAGTGGGTAAGCACAACAATGTTTTCAGCAAACTTCCTAAACTTGTGCAAAAGGCAATTAAGGGTCGCAAAGTTATTGTTAGTGAGTACACTCAAATTGACTACAAAGGACTGTCAGATGTCTTTGTCAATGTGAATAGTGGTGTTCCTCTTAATGCACAAGAACTCCGCAATGCCCTGCATACTCCTTGGGCAACATATGTTCGACAAATGCGTAAGGAACTTGCTCCACTCTTGATTAAAATGTTTGGTAACAAGTACAAAAAACGCCTTGTTGGTGATGAGTGGATTGTTGACACTATTGATATGGTACTCAACAACTACTGTAAGGATGAGCAAATCTCTGATTATGAAATCAATGGTGTAACTCAAACTTCAAAGAACAAACTCTATGTTAGTGACTATGTAGATTTTGATGAGGAGAAAATTACCTCTCAATTTTCTACACTTGCAAGTTACGTTGATAAGATGATTGACGATAACTGGGAGGAACTTAGCGAAAAGGTTATTCTTCGTAAGAGTTCAGTCATGAATCTTTTCTGGATGATTAACAACGGCATCGACACTTACGATCAAGCAGTTGAAGCCCTTCACATGCACGAAGAAGCATACACAGACAAAGATCTTCGTAATGATGCTGATGAATCTTACAAGTGGGCATGTGGTGGAACTGGAACGAAAAACATGGAGTTCCGTATGCAAGTTCTGCCTGAAATCGTAGAGAAAACAAAAGCAAAAGTTGCTGCCTGATAACAAGGGGGGTCGCGCAAAGCGTCCCAGTAGTGTCTGAGATCGCCTGCAACACCCTTGACAGGTATTGCAGGTAGATTTATACTGTTATTGTCTAATTCTTTTTTGATGATCACTCTTCGTCCACATCAAGATCGTATCCTTGATCGTATGCTTGCATACAACAAAGGTCAGGTGATTGTTCCTACTGGTGGTGGCAAGACTTTGACGATGATTGTTGACACTCAGCGTCGTCATGATGTTATCACCAATGGCACCACCACAGTTGTTGTAGCCCCCCGCATTTTGCTGGCAGAACAACTGTGCTCTGAGTTTCTGGAGATTATTGATACTGCTCACACACATGTGATGCACGTTCATAGTGGTGAGACCCATCACTTCTCTACAACTAAGTCTGAAAAGATTGCTCTGTTCACTGATGTAGCACGGACTGCTGGTGAGAATGTTATCATCTTCACCACATATCATTCGCTGCATCGTGTTGTTGATGCTGACATTGAGGTCAATACGATCTACTTTGATGAGGCACATAACAGCGTTCAGCGTAACTTTTTCCCTGCGACTGAGCACTTTGCTGCTGATGCAGATCGTTGCTACTTCTATACTGCAACTCCCAAACATTCCCTGACGCCTAAGAAACCAGGCATGAATGATGGGTCTGTTTATGGTCAGGTTCTCGTAAATGTTCCTGCTCCTGAGTTGGTTGAAGGTGGTTACATTCTTCCTCCTAAAGTTGTAGTCAAGCAACTGCCTTTGATTAAAGGTCGCAAGGTGATGTATGCTGAGGATGCTGACAATCTGCTGGAAACTATCGATGACAACAACATCGACAAGACTTTGATTTGTGCTCGCACAACTAAGCAGATTGTGGGTCTTATTTCTCAGTCTGACTTCTGCTTGCAACTTGCTGAGCGTGGTTATTCTTGGATGACGATTACATCTAAGACTGGCGCAATCATCGATGGCAAGAAAGTCAATCGTGAAGAGTTCTTCAACACACTGAACACCTGGGGCAAAGATGCCACCAAGAAGTTTGTAGTTATCCACCACAGTATTCTGTCGGAAGGTATCAACGTCAGTGGTCTTGAGGCTGTCATCTTCATGCGGAACATGGATTACATCGGTATCAGTCAATCTATCGGTCGTGTTATTCGTTTGGGTGGAGATACTAAGACCTTTGGTCTAGTTTGCATCCCAACTTATGACGCTGTTGGTATTGGCACTGCCCGTAAAGTTCAGGCAGTTGTTGATGTTGTCTTCAATCAAGGTCAACCCGCCATTAGTGAGATCCGTCGCTAATGCAAAGGGGGGTCGTCTAAAGTGTCCCTGTAGTGTAAGCAGTCAACCCATGAACATCACGGAGACTTTCACTCAAATCCTTCAAGAGGAGATGAATGGCAAGACTGCCAAGAAATCTTCACTCATTCAAGATTGGTTGGGTACAACTCATGTACCACAATCTGTCTCAATTCGAGTTGGTAACTACCTTGAGACTTTCTTCTGTAAAGTAATGGGAGAAAAGAACAAGTTGAATATGCTGCCACTCAAAGGTCGCAACAATATCATCACTGTCGATGGTGAAGATCATCAGGTTGATCTACTTGGACAGGTTGAAGATGATGTCTTGATCACTCGTGAAATGAAGTGCAATCTGGATCTGGATCGTGGTAAGACACGGGACACACTTCGCCGCGAAGAACAGATCGAACGAGGACTAGAAGAGCAGTTCGATGTTAGTGTAGATGGTGGAATCTTCTGCCCCTTCTATTATGGCACAGTGAAGAAAGATGGTCGCTTCGGTATGATTTTTGGCCTTCAATGGTTCATTGATACCTTTGAGTGTGATTTTACCGTTGAAGACTTTCAACAAATGGGCAAAGATGCTCTCGTTCACAAGATGCTCTGCATCTGATATAATAAACTATTGACTGAGTACCTATGAAACCTGTCATCAAGTATCAAGGCGGTAAGAGTAAAGAACTGCCATTGATTAAACAAATGCTTCCCCGAAAGTTTGACCGAGTTGTTGAACCTTTCTGTGGTGGTGCTGCTGTATCATTTGGATTGCAAACTCCTGCCATCCTGAATGACATCAACCCGATGGTAATCAACCTCTACAAAGTATTGCAGAGCGATGATTATGTGCATGTCCTGAACCATATCAACACCATTAAAACTTACGAGCATGATGCACTACAGGAGGCATTTTATGCTGCAAGAGATGTAATCAATAATCCTAGTAATTTCACTCCGTTAATACAAGCAGTTTCATATATTATTGTCAGACAGTTGTGTTTTTCTGGCATGGAAAGATACAATGCAAAGGGTCAATTTAATGTGCCGTTTGGACACTACAAGAAAATGTCCTGCAATCTAACACCAGACCATCATACATTCCTGAGTAAGTGTGACATCAGACGGGGATCATTTGTTGATCTATTTGATGGCATAACTGCTGATGACTTTGTGTTCATTGATCCTCCATATTTGGAGAGACTAGGATACACTGAAGGTGATGGTGGTGATACTTTGCATGAAGAACTTGCACGTTGTCTGAAGTCTACTGATGCAAAGTGGATGATCATACATAGTGACCATGAATTTTATCGTGAATCATATCGAGATTACAATATCATCGACAAGGACTTTGCTTATGCTCAACGATTTGGAAAAGGTAAGGATCACTCTGGTGCAAAAGTAAAGCATCTTTACATTACAAATTACTGATTAACCCTAAGGGGGGTCGTCTAAACTGTCTCTATAGTATGAAGAACACACACCTGCAACACCCGGAAGATTCCATCCTGACTGGTGATCTTTCTGTTCTTGATTGGTTCCTGTCTGATGGTAGCATCTCTGCAAAGATTGATGGTGCTCCCGCTATTGTTTGGGGAACAAATCCTGCGACTGGCAATTTCTTTGTCGGCACTAAATCTGTCTTTAACAAAAAACTAATCAAAATCAATGAAACGCATGATGACATTGATCGCAATCATTGCGGGATTGTTGCTACTATACTACACCATTGTTTTGATTACCTTCCTAATGTCGGTGGGATTATTCAAGGTGATTTTATTGGGTTTGGTGGTGATGATACTTTTCGCCCCAATACGATTACTTATCTCTTTGACGAAATAATCACTCAAGACATCATCATTGCACCGCACACAGTTTATACTGCTGAGCACGATCTTCGTGATGCTGTTGCACATCCGATGAAATTCATCATCACTGATACACCTTACTGTAAGTTTGTCAAACCTGATTGTTGGCAAGTGGATGAGGATTTTGATGAAGTTGTAGCCTTTGCACGTCAAATGTCCACTCTCTGTGAGTTCATCGATGACAAGCAATCACGTCAGGTTCAGCAACAACTAAACAGCATCATTCGTGCTGGTCTCGATATTGATGACCTGACCCTAGAAGCACTGGCATTTGCTAATCAAATCGACATCAACTTGCTTCGTTTGTGGTCACTTGTCAAGTCAATTAAGGATGATATGTTGTTCCTGATGCGAAACAATGGCCCTAAAGCATACATTGGTCGCCAACAATGTCAAGGCGAAGGGTATGTCAAGACCAACGATTATGGCATGTTTAAGTTAGTCAATCGTGAGGTATTCTCTCATGCTAACTTTAACTCTGGTCGGATGGCACAAAGGGGGGTCGCCTAAAGCGTCCCTATAGTATGAGCAACACTGAAACCATGACAAAAACCTCTTTCGCTGACTACGTTGCCACGCAAGATGCACGCAACACAATCGAACTTAACGTTCGTAAGTATTGCTTGATGCTGTGTGATTGTCTGCTTGAAGATTTCAAACGTGCAAACAATCGCAGGACTGATGATTACAAATTCTACATTGAATCTGGTCGTAAGTATCACAAACTGATCATGGAGACTGGTGCTGGTTCTCGCAGTGTTCATGCTTTCGTTGATAAGAAGACTGGTGAAGTTTACAAACCAGCATCATTCAAAGCACCTGCAAAGATTGTGCGTTACAATCTTCTGAGCATTGAGTCTCGTGAGTTATGCTTTGCCCGTGCAGATTGGGCAGGAGGTTATCTCTATGTTCGCTGATATTGATCGCCAACTCCGCAAACTTTCCATCAGAAAAATGCACTATCGTATCACACAGATTAACATCGACTTTGAAGATGACAACTTTGAGTTATCACCAACAGAGCAACAAGATGTTATCGATGATGTAATGTCCACTACTTGGGAAGCATCTGATGCTGATGATCTTGTAGAAGAGATTACATCTGCAACAGGATTTTGTGTCAACTCTATCGACTATTGTTACGTTCTCCGATGATTACTTCTAAAGCACAAATGCTCCGTGTGATGAAAAATTGCGACGGTGCTGATACTCTCACAAGAGTGGAAAAGTTTCAAGTCTTTGTTAATGTCTGTGATAATATGCTAAAGGAAGGAAGACTTTCTAAAGCGAATCACAAGCGTTGGACTGAGATCTGGTAAGTGACCCGAAGGGGGGTCGCCTAAAGCGTCCCTATGGTATAGGGTTCGGACTTCTCGATCAGACTTCTCTCCTCTAGATTGCTTCTCTGACTTGTTTCTCCGAACCGAAATCTTTTTCTCTCTTTC